TCTTAGCAATCCATTGAGACAACCAAGCCAGAATGTTATCAGCTGTATCTTTTAGCAATGAGTTAGTGGCAGTGGTAATGCCAGCATACCGATGGATTGTATATTTGATAATGGATAGCTTAGGATCATCATTATCACCAATAGTAGCCGTTTCATCATCTAAATCAGCTAATGGAGTAACGTCAGTCCACTTTTCGTAAACTCGTGACCCAGTTTGAGTCGTAACAGCTTCCCGATTAACATATTGTTGCAATGAATCGTATTGACGAACGAGCGTATTAATGGTTGTTTGAATATCTTGGGGAATAGTCAAACCAATTGCGTTGCCACTTTCGTCTGTAGATGAAGTTACCAAGTTCATAACCTTAGGGTCACCTTTAATCATGCCTTGGAAGTTCTTAATGAACTCAGCTTTGATGTCTTTTTCCTTAGCATCAAGTGGGGTCTTGTCCTTGTCATTCATGTTGGCAATTTCTTGCGCCTTGCGTTCTTCTTCCAATTGTTCATGTAAAGCATCACGACGGGCAACCGCATTGTCGCGTTCTTGTTTCATTGCTTTAAATTTTTCTTGATCAAAACTGTCGTCAAGGACAGCTGCGTTTAATTTGTCGTTTAAGTCTGACACCTTTTGCCCTTGGGCAATCCAAGCATCATTGATTGTATTAATATTAGCCATTAGTTGGCCTCCTTTTCATTTTTTCCAAATAAAATAGCCAATTTGCTGTTTCGTAATTCAGCAGATTGACTATTAGTAGTATTTTCTTCTTTAGACGGCTTAGCTTTATCCTTATCCGCCTTGTAAATTAAGTTCATCAATTTGTTAACTGCAGATTTAGGTGGAATATGTGAAATGGCGTTCACCGGTTGTAATTGTTGATCATTAGCAAACATAATTTCGTCAGCAAAACCTTTATCAACAGCATCACTAGCAGTTAACCATGTTTCGTTTGCCATTAGTTGTAGCAAGTCAGCTTGATCCATGCCGGTTTTTGCTTCATAAGCGCTGGCAATTGATTGGTCAATGCCGTTCAAAACACTGGCTTCATGCTCTAAATTGTCAGCATTACCAGCTGGCTGTGACCATGCTTTATGAATCATAATCTGGGCAGTTGGTGAAATGTTGATATGATCGCCAGCCATAGCAATCACGCTTGCCGCACTAGCGGCTAATCCTTGAATATTAACTGTTACATTGCCAGCATAATTCTTTAGCATCGTGTAAATCTCACTAGCTGCGAAAACATCGCCACCATTGGAAGCAATGTCAACTTCAAGTGCTTCATCATCACCATCGTCGTCATCGCCATCGTTTAAAATGTCAGCAACACCCGAAGGTGATACTGCTGGCATTCCAAAGAACTGATAGAAACCGGCTGTTTGATCATCAACAATATCGCCTTTAATCATTACTTTCTTTGTCATCATTATCACCTCCTTTTTCTGATTTAGCCTCAGGCATTTCATCTGGTAAATAACCAGTCTGTTGTAGTAACCAAGTTGCTTGATTATTGGCAATTGCGCCATTTTTAGTTAGCCCTGCTAGGGTAGTTGCAAATGAGTCTCCCAATGGGTCTACAGCAGTTCGCATATTGGCTGTAATCTTAGCATTAAGCTTATTATCCAACTCGGCTATAATCGCCTGTAAGTAGCGATTAAGGGCATTGGTGTACATACCCTTAATTTGGTCAATATTACTTTGCTGGTCGCCTTGGCCGTTTAAATAGCTATCAGGAATGCCGAAAACTTTAGCGATTTGCTTACTCGTCCAATCTGTTTGGCTTAACAGCTTAGTAACATCGGCTTTCATTTCGAGTGGCCTGTAATCTTCAAGTTGGTCAATAACTACCGGGCCACCGTTGGAATTGTTTACCTGTTTCATGAAGTTACGTGAACGGCTGGCCTTCATCTTCTCACTTAACAATCCGCCATGCTGAATAGATAGGACGCCCGGCGCGCTAATTGACCGTGCTAGTGCAGCCAACGTTAAATTGTTAGATGAATTTTTGACTTGTAACTCATTCGATAATGCTTTTAAAGGACTATTACCCGTCATACCGCCATCGGTACTAGCCCATCGAATATGAATCATGTCAGACTGCGGTACATTTTGAAGCACGCCTAAATTAGGCTCGTCAAAGGTAACCGTATAGGTTAAGCCGCTGCCATCATCTAATAAGTAGGTTTGCACTTGGCTAGGTCGCAAATATTCCCAGCGTAAATCTAAACCGTTAGGATTGCGCCAACGGTATGCAAAGCATTCACCACCTAATAGCAATTGTGAATACATCGCCTGCCAAAACGTGTGACCGTTAGCTGTCGTGCTGGGATTGTTTAGAATCCCTTGTGCTCGTGGCATATTGGCCGTTAATTGCACTGTGGCTAGGTCTCCAGATATTTGATTAACTGCTGAATAAATATCTGAATTTTTCAAAGCATCTTTGGCACTGACATACTCATTGTCGCCAGTTGGTGACAGAAAATTAACGATATTATCGTCGTCTACTGGCACACTTTGAATACTAACTGAATTATTTATTGCTTTTGGTGGCCTAAAAAAAGGCATTATTAATCACCTCCTTTTTGGCTAGCTGTGACGACTTCTGAAAGCCACCCAACTAAAAATAAAGCTACAGCAATTGCTAGAACGCCTTGAGCTTTTCCAAATAAAAAGGCTGCATATACGCCGGCAATTATACCTAGAATAAAACACAACACGTCAAAGTAACGCCATACAGTTGCAAAAAATTGTCTAAAAATCATCAATATCATCTCCTAGCAATCCCGATTCCGGGTTATTAAACCATTCAAGAACTTGTTTTTCGTTCATGCGTTCGACCTGTTTATCAGGATTGTTTACGTCTGAAAAGTCTTCAAAGTGATACATGGCTTGGAACAAGGCATCAATTAACGCGTCGACCACGTCAATTTTAAAAGTGGCCTTAGTTTTATCGACTTGAATGCCAATCTTATCTTCATAAATTTCAGCATTTAGTAATGCCTTTTCCATAACTCGATCATCCAAGCGGTCTACCGAGCCTTCAACAAACAACGTCTGCAAGAACTTAGTTGGATTCTTCAATTCACTAGTTCGCTGCCGAATGGCTTGCAATGGCCAACCAGAATTTAAATCTAATTGCTTAATTATAGATGTTAGTCCCAACGCATCATAGCCAAAGAAGACAACTTCCAGTCGATGTTTCTCAACAAAGTTAAGTAACCACTGATAAACCTGATCGTCATTGATTAGTCCTTGGGGATGACTAGTAATTGTACAGAATCCCTTTTTAGCCAATTCCCGATAATTAATACCGTCTTGCTTTTCTTTAGCTTCAATCGAACCGGCTTTATGCCAAGGAATAAAACTATGCTGATAAATAAACCACCGTGGCTTGCCATTATTATCACGATAAGGAAATACAAACGCCAGTGCCGTATTATCACTAAACATCGAGTAGTCAGAACCAATATAGACTTGCCGGTCGTCAAAATTAAACGATGGTACAATGGCTTTTTCAACATCTGCTAACTTCAAAAAGCTATCTTTGGACTGTTCCGTCCATACATTCATTGATTTGTTTAAGAACTCAATACTATTGCCGGACAACAAATCGTTATCTCGTTCACCTTCAATATCAAGTTCCATCTTTGCTCGCTTTTCCTTCATCCCAAGCAATGGATTACTCTTTTCCCATGTTTGGGGTTTAAACATTTCTTCTTCTGAATCTTGGCACCAATTTAAGACAAGATAATTTTCACCCTCACGTTTATAATCGGCTTCCATAACCTCAACAATTCTTTTTTCGTCCTTTCTAAAAGGAACGGTTGGATTAGGATAAGCTGTAGCAATTTGAATAAATTGTTTGTTGCTAACATCAATCTGGCCAGAAGTGATTTTTGAAATCTTACTATTATCAGAAACCTTTGGGTCGGCAAATTCATCACCGATTGCTGTTTTGAAATGGAACGAGTCGTACTGTCCGGATTCATAAGTAACTGCCAAAATACGATTAAACAACTTAGGGGAAACGATAATATCTGACTGCGATGCTAATGATTTAGGATTAATCTGCATATCTTCAATCAAAGCATCGAAAGGTGGTTTCTGTGATAAGTCGATTAACATTTGCTTAACGTAACTCATCAACTTACTTGTCTGTTTAAAGTTAATGGAGCTGATTAAGAAATCTTGACTAGATTCGCCCAATGATTCAATCAGATAACTGTAAAGCGTGATGATAGCCATTAAGTAAGTTTTACCGTTATGCCGAGCTACAGAAACAATCGACCGGGTGAAACGTTTGTCTCCATTTCTATTTCTCCAACCAATCAACGAAGCTAAAATAAACTTCTGCCAAGGCATTAGTTTAACTGGCTTCTTAGTCTTCATTTCTGGACAAACCGAAGCAAAAAGCAGTATTTTTCGAACGTGTTCAACTGAATAAGTGTAAGGAAAGCCCTCGGTGTTTTGCCGTGTTAAATCTTGAACGTGTCTGAAACAAGCTAACTGAATATCATAACCAGCCATTATTTCTCCATCCAGCACCGCAAAACAATATTTAGTTCCCTCATCTTGATATTTCTTCTTAATTTCTGAATAATCAATGCTTTTATAAGCACCAATCACATCATGGGTTTGGGTTAAATCAATCTTCATTATTACCCTCCCAGAAATTCTTTCATACGATCAGCGACGCTTCGCTCGTCTTTGCGGTCATCTAAGTTTAACTTGAACAAATCACTACGCGACTTAGGAGATAGTCCCAATTCAGCGCCTAACTTCGTTAGATTTTTAACCGCTGAGTCGTAAATTTGTGTCATCGGGTTTCGCTTGTAGCCCACGAAGTCTCGACCGATTTTTTGACCAGTCTGGTCTTGTAACGTTTTATAGATTGCTTGGACTTCACCGTTTTCTTGGATATGTTTATACGCATTGCGATAAATCTCATATTGGGAAGCATATTGCTCTACCAGCCCGCTATCAATGCGTTTAACCGGGGTATTGTCTTCTAAAAAAGGCACTAATCGACGCCAAACGACCTTAGCTTGCCGGCCTAAGTAAGCTGGCGGTGTACGTGCTAATTGCCCGTCGTTGACGTCTTTATCCACTTTTTTCATTTTATATGCCTCCTTTTCGTTATTGGGTGACCCCCCCTACCTTAAAATTTTCAAAAATTGTTTCTATCACAAGACGACGGCAATGTGTGCGCTCTTCCTGGGATGTGTTAGGGGGCGGGGGTTGTTTTAATTACCATTGCGACCAATTATACTCAAAAAGTTTAAAGTCGCTTAAATCGCACGACAGGTGCCTATAAAGCGATGGCGATTGACCAATGCAAGTTTGGATTTTTTTTAATCTGATAACCTTTGCTTCTTAGCATCTGTTTCAATTTTCTCTTTTGGTTGGGATTAAAGCTGTCAAGGACAATGCAAACTTCGTGCTTATTTTCAAGAGCAGCTTTTTTAATTTCAGTTGCAACATACTCAATTTGTTTATCAGTTAGTTCTTGTTGCATTGCTGATTTAATTACTTTGTAACCAGGAATCTTATCATATCTGTTCTTCATAACTGCCACTATCCTTTCTATTGCCCTAGCATCTGACTAAGGTGTTCGTTCTTTAACTCTGATTGTTTATCAGTATCAATGTATGGCTTCAATATCTTCACTCCTCATTCATTAACACAACGATTGCCGATACATCATTAATCGGTTCTACATTTTTTAACTCGTTGCCTTGCCCTGTGCCATAGTATGATTGTTCCCATTCCGTCTTAGCATGATGGCAACTCCCGCAGATTACAGCTAAGTTATCAACGTTAGCTTTCAGTGTTTCATCAAACTCAATTGGCACAAGGTGATCCACAGTTTTAGCAGGTGTGATAACGCCTTGCACTTTGCAGTAAGCACATAAGTAATGGTCACGCTCCAAGACCCGTTGCCTTAGGTGTGACCATTGCCTTGTCCGATAGAAGCTGTATTGCTGGCGCTTGTCTTCGTTGCGATAGCGAGTGATAGTATTGTACTTGTGTGTGTATTGTTTATCATTGCTGCGTGCCCAACGTTGCCGACTAGCTAGGTACTCAGCTTCATGCTCATAGTGTTGCTGGCAATAGTGGTTAGGGAAAGTAACCATCGCATGGCAGTTAGGATAGCGGCATCTTCTAACTCTTGGCATTGTCTACACCTTCATAGTTAATGATTGAATCCACTCTAAATCAGATGGTTTCATATGCTTCAATGCTAATGAAGAGACGTGTACTTCATCGTACTGAAAGCCATCTTTAATGTGTTGCTTCAAAGATACCCAATCTATTGTTACGTCGGCTTCGGAAACAAATTGCTGTTTGCTTTCAAATAACTCGCCGATAGAAAGATAAGGTCTATTTCGTAGATAGTCTCTTAACTCTTCATAAGCATCTTGTTTTGTATAGCCTACAATAAGCATTCTCATATGTTTACCTCCACAATAAAAAGCCACACAACAATTAAGCCATGTGACTTTAGTGTTATAAGAATGAGATGGTAAGGATTTGCACCCTACATGAAAGTAACTTATCGACGGGTATGCTACTTCGTTCGCATTCCTGACATAGCTTATTAAGCACGTCATTCCCATGACCAAGGCGTGTACTTTCTTACGTCCTAAGCGTCTACCTATTCCGCCACATCTCACAGCGGGATAAACTAATGACCCGCTCTGTAGGATTCCAAATCTGTGTCTGGGTGTGAGCCATACCACGTCTAACACTACGTGGAGCGCCTACCGTTTTTGCCTTGTACGCCAACCTCATTTTCAATTCCCTCACACGGGGCTGAGAGTTTCAGGCGCTATCGGAACTAGAGGAAATAAGACAGCAAGGAATCGAACCCTGCGACAAACGTAACATGCCTTTCCTTGATTGAATTTGTTGAAACGGAAGTTTGTCGAACCATCTGCCCTACATCTTTCGATACTACCAATATACAACCTTTTGCGGTCGCTATGTGTCCGCTAATTGGTCGCTAAGTGTTCGCTTTTGAACACTCGCAAATCGTCAACGTCTGCAAACGCCCATGCAAACTGTAGAAACGATTCATTTAGCAGCTCTTGCGCTCTAGTTTTCCCATAACCTGTTACCTCATATATTTCAAACCATGTTAACTCTTTAAAGCAACGCAATTCCAAAATTTTACGGTGCCGACAATCCAATCCACCACACGCCATTATCACTTTGTGTAACACGTTCTTAGCGTAGATATGCAAGGTGGATTTAGTTTCCGACCCATTATCCGTGCCATGAGCTACTGGCATGCCACTAATAACCGGTGACTTGACGTCGACAAATGAAATATGGGCCATGTTTTGCAAGGTTGGAAATTCTTTTTCGAAGAAACGTTTAACGTTTTTGATTGTCTTTTCATCATCTAGCTCTGGTAATAATG